GTGTCGCCGTCGTCGCTGCCGCTCAGTATCGCACTCATGTCGGTTTTGATGCCGGACAAGGAGAAGCTGTGCAGCAGGTCGCTGACGGAATCCACGGTACGCAGCCAGCGTTCCACATAGGGCATCATGAGCTGGGTCATGCTCACGCCGCCGAAGTTGTAGGCGGGTTTGAGCATATCCGGCACGGGGCGGGAAATCAGGGTGAACAGTCGGCTGGCATGGATTTCCTGCGCCATGACATACCATGCCTTCGGCTTGTAGAAGTCGGGCAATGTCGGATCAATGGCGTTGTACGGCGCGGGGGTCGTCCACATCGGTTCGATATTCACCAAGGCTTTCAGGCTGCCTTTGGCAATGGTTTTCTCGGTCAGCAGCAGCGGATTGGCCAATTTGCCGTCGTGGTCTTTGATTTGCACCAATATCTGGCCGCGTCCGAACAAGCCGTCTGTTTCAATGGCCTTGCGGAACACATCGCGCACGTTCAGCCGCTCGTAGCATTCCTCAATCTGCTTGATGGCCTCGCTGTTGTCTTCTTCGCCCACGGATTTGATTTCTATCCATTGGCGGGTCATTTCGTTGGCAGTGGTTTCGCTCACGCTGCGGTATTCGGAAATCTGCGCCAATTCGGCCAAGCGCGGATAGCCGATAAAGCCGGTGCCGAAAAAACAATCAGCCCCGAAGTTTCCTAAGGGGCTGCTGTCCATTGCCAGGCCGTTGGGCTTCACACCATCCGGCAGGGTTGGGAAATCCAAGCTGTATGATGCAGGCTGCTTTTCAGGCAGCCTTTGCAGGGCGCGGCGCATGGCTTTGTCTGTGTGTTTTTTCTTTTTGCTCATAGTCCGCTCAATATCTTGGGGTTGATGTTCAGCCCACCCTGTACGGGGGCGAAGGCCATGACCAGCGCATCCGCCCGGTTCGGACTGGGGATACCGCGCTTTTTCATGTCTTTCTTACTCTCCGCCTTCACGCGCCCGTTTTGGTCGTAATCCACTTGCGGACGGCTCAGTTCGGCAGTCAGGTATTCCAATTCGTGCAGGCTGCTTGAAAGGCTGATAAGTTGGTCTTCAGGATAACTGTCCCCGTGATGCACGGCACGCCACGTCTTGTAGAAGCGGTCGCGCACCATCCACCATGCCTGCGCCTTGATGTTGGCGAACATGTCGCGGTTTTTCTTGTCGTCGGTGTACTTGGCATCAGGCTTGTACACTGCGCCGCCGGCATTGAAGCCGAGCGTCTGCACCTTGCCGTTCTTGCGCCGGAACTGCGCCTTCACACCAGCGCCTACGCCGATGTTGTCGTACACGATGCGGTCAATATTCTGCTCTTGGGCGTACAGGTAAACCTTATCAGCGGAGTAAATCACATCCTGCCCGCGCCATTGCTGCATGTCGGTTACGACCGAGCCGTGCCGCAATATGGTGGCGTTGGCATCATCGCCTTCATCGGCCACGTCAAACCCAAGAATGCGCCGGCCTGCGGCTGAAAAGCCAAGTTTTTCATGCGCATCAATGGCGGCTTCAATCCAGCTTGGCTTGATAATCGCCAGTTCGCTATCGGCTACCGGCTCACCCAGCCAAATATGACGGTAAAGGTCATAATCACGCGCCTTGCATGACTCAGCCTCTAAACGTAGCACATCAGGCAAATAGATGTTGTCCGTGTAGTTCACGACAATATCGGCTATATCATCAGGTGGATTGACTACAAACCGCTGATAGGTAGGGTCTAGGATATTCTTCGGATTCCATGTAAGCCAAATCTCCGACCCATCTTTACGGATAGTCGGTATTAGGATATTCCAGCTTTCATCGGAAACATTTTCCGCCTCTTCAACCCAGCATATATCAATCGCTTCAATGGATTTGATTTTTGTCGGGTTATTCTTAATGCCGTAAAAGAGAAATTCCGAACCTGTCGATAGATGGATAATGCGGTTACGCTGTACTTCATATTCCTGCGTATAACCTGCCCTATCTATTGTATCTGACAGCAAAGAGATTACGGAATCACTGATACTGTTTTGAAGCTCACGGGCGCACATGATACGAAATCGACCTTTGCAGGCAAGCTCAACCAAAACAGTAGCAACCGCCCACGATTTCATACCACCACGTCCGCCGCGCAAACTCTTGTATCGGTGCTTTTGGATTAGTGGTCTGAATTTAGGGTGTAGCTTATTCTTCATCGCTCAAGAACAAATCGGAAAGTTTCACATCGGCATGAACTGAAATACTTCCAGAAACTTCATTATCAACCTTATCGCGCCATTTTGAGCGCTGTCGGTTTTTAAGCCAGAAAATAGCAGCAGGCGTATCTGGCGGGTAATACTTAGTTAATGATGTTTCGATAATCTCACCCTCTACTACGCGAATATCAACATCAGGGGCTTCGTACCCCATGGCGCGGCGATACAACCGTTCAGCGATATTCGCATCTGCAAGAATCTTCCCTTTTTTTATGGACTCGCAAAATTCAGGGAAATCATTTTTCCAGCGGTTTATCGTGGCTACATTAACATCGAAAAAATTAGCTATTTCTTCGTCTGTTGCTCCAAGCAAGCATAATTTATAAGTTTGTTCAGCATATTCATGCTTGTATTTTGTCGGACGCCCGATGGGGCGTTTCTTATCGCTCATATCGAACCTCCAAAAAAATCCCCGCACCAATCAGGCGCGGGGCTAGAACCACAACATTAGGAAACTGAGGCGCGACCCTCTGGCGATTGGGAGCGTCCGCAATCCTCTCCCCTCAACGTGAAACCACGCCCCTACAGCCTTTGCAGAACACCTTCAAACGGCAAACGCCCACAGAAACCTGAAACCGGCCGGAGAACCCTCCAACCCAAAATTTCAGACGGCCTGAAAACGCAAAAACCGCCCAACAAAGGCGGTTCATATAGCTATTTCCAAACTATATCACAATTATACCTAAAACCTCCGCTTTGTCAATAATGCGGCACAATTCAAACTCATCCTGTAATTTCAATATAGCCGTTGTCTCTAATTCTGCTACCACCCTCTTTATTTTTTCACGCTGCCGGTACAAATAACCATTTGATATATCGTATTTATCCATAATAACGGTTTTTTTAGGAAGCCCCGTAAACAAGTTGGATAATATGTTGTCGCACAACAGCAAATTAACCCCTACATTTTGCTCTTCAATATACGCCGTAATATCCACAATACCACTCATGTTTTCGCTATATTTGCATTCAATCACAGCCAACTCGTAACGGTTTAACACGCGCTCTATACGGCTGATAATCATTGCAGCATTTGCATGAGTTTCGGCTTGCGTCAATTCTCCACCGCCACCCATCACCCCCTTACTTTCACACCACGCACACACCTTGGCCGTATTATTCAGCGGCTCCATGCGTACACTATGGATTTTATAAACTTCGCGTAATACTTGTTCAACATTCCTATACATTCACAGCCCCGCTCATGTTTTAACCAACCCTTTTTCATGCAACAAAACCAAAGTTCTCATTACGCCTTCCGCAAAGGCTTTTCCGCGTAATAAAGCTCAATAATCTTTTCTGCAGCCCCGTCCACAACAGCTTCGGCGTTCTCAAGGCCGCCCAATAACGACAATGGCAACTTCCCTGATTGGCGGATGAAGTAAGCAATCAACCATCGTTCTTCGCAACCGGAAAAATCCAAACGCTCCAACATATTTTTCAGCGTTCGCTCGGGCATCTTCCTCCCACCTAAAATCATGGAGAAAAATTTATACTCGACGTCAATCCGGGCTGTGATTTCGGTTCTGCTCATCCCCCAATCGGCTTGTTTGAGTTTGATTAGCTCTTTTAGCGTCATAATTCCCCCTTTCATTCAAAACTCCCAAATAATGCCAAATTCCTGCGCCGCCCATGCTTGGATGCGGTTTTGATAATCGGTCATCTCGCCGGTATTAAGGGTTGTGGTCGAAATGCCGATTTGCGAACCGTCCGGCAACTCTTCGCTGCCGATGAATTGGCGTTTGCAGTATTCATGCCACGCATCCTGACTGAACCGTTTGCCGGATACCCATGCCTGCTCGGCCAAAGTCTGATAAATCTTCCACAGGCGGCGGTTTTGTTCGGTGCTGCGCTTCGATTTGTACGGTCGGATGCTGATTTCCAAATCGGGGCTTTCTTTCAGCCAGCCTTGCAGGTTATTCCAGATAGTCGTCATCAGCGGGCGCATATTTTGGATTTGCAGACGGTAGGTTACGGATTGCATCATTCAACCTCCCTCGCCTTCCTGCGGTATTCCGCCGCTAGTTCGCGCAAATCCTGCTTACCGTAATGCTTTTCCGACTGATCGGCTTCGATGCGCTCCACTTCGGCCAGCCCGACACGCCCAATCAAACCTTGGCGATACGCCACCACATTGCCCGACAAATGGCAATTGCAGTGTTTGCATTGCCCGTGCACATTACCCTCGTCAAAACGCAAATGCGGCGAACTGCCCACACTGCGGTAATGCCCCGCGTCGTAGCTGTTCGGCTCGCCGCCCAACGGCTTGCCGCAACTGATGCAAGGCTTGCCCCTGTCCCTCAGCCTGATATAGCGGTTAAACGCCGCCTGCGCCTTTTTCGTCAGTTCCGGTATCGTTTCCAACTTGTGCCGCATCGCCGCCGCCTTCGCCCGCTCCTTGCGCTTGGCT